GGTATGTAGAAGGTATCCAATCCGTCTGCCCCGCTACCAAGAAGCCAGAATTTTCAACTGACTCTCTGGACCGGCGCATCGACGATGGTAACACCGTTTACTGGTATTTGACAGCTCCAGCTTTTGTTGCATACTGGCATGGCAATGGGATGTATTACGTTTTCTATTTCATGCGTTTGTTCTTAGTTGAACTTCCTTTGCGGCTCTGGAACCCCTTGGTTTGGCTGGTTCATCAGTCCACATTTTGGTACCTACTTGGCATATACCTAGCCTTCATCTTATACATGGACTACATTCTGATCCCTATGTACCGCACAGATGAAGATAGGGCTAGATGCTACCTTGAAGAATATCTCGTCGGAGTGGCCAACACTCCTAACGAAGAGACCACTATCCCCGCAGGGAATGTGGCAGCCGTGGTTCAGACTAAGAACCCGTCAGTAGATGACGCTAAAACTGAGGATCTTGCTGAACCTCCTCCCACACTGTCTCTCAGAGACGTGTACAAAGCAGAGCGGGACGCCCTGTACACTAGAGATGGACTTTTGTCGGCCATCGATGAGTACACTCCCATGCCTATTCACATCGACCCAAAACTCAGACGCACCTACACGGTGCCCCCTTCAGAGATGAAGAATGACTTAGAAGTCCACACTGATGTGTATGACGACAAGTTTCGCGATCTAGTAGAATCGCATTGGGGCTCCGAAGACCTGATGTCTTACTCTTCCTATCTGTCTACGACAGCATATATAGGACCAGTAAACGATGAGAGACCCCATGTTAGGGTTGGCAAGGTTGACTACAACGGCATAACTAGTCTATTAGACGTAGCTGATGCCCCGAAGGTCAACCCCAAGCTCGCTTCGTATTCGAGAAACAGAACAGAGGACTCTAAGCAAGACTCTAAGTTCACCCACTACGGACCAATGTACCTTGGGCGCCTACCGAGCATGTTCAACAACAATGCTCACAACGAAAGTATTGCGCTAGCCCATAGACATTGCCTGCCAGCTCCGTCTGGCACTCTAAATGTGGCACTCTGGAAGATGGCCAAGAGATCATTGGGCAAATCCTTTGACCTCAAGAAACTTGTCGATTTATACTGGGGCGATGGTCCTAGCATCGACAACTGGCTGTCAACCAAGGACAACACGAAAGCAAAACCCCTTAGAGAGTTTCTGGAGAATCCTTACGATTTCACAGAGGCCGACTACAGGAGAAGTTCTTTTATTAAAGCTGATATGCAACTACCAAAGGCTGGTGGTAGATTGGAGGGCGAAGCCCCCCGACTTATCCAAGCTCTGAAGAAGCAACAGACAAACGTCTATCTGGGGCCCTTCATGAGTCACCTGTCTAAGGTCATTGCTAGGCCGTTGATCGATTATCCATTTTTCGACACGGCTGACTTCATTGGACTCGCACTCGCTGACGAATTACCACAGTGCTTGTACTCCTCTGGATCTGACTCGCTTAGAATCGGTCAATGGTATGATTTCCACATCAGCCAAGGCCGTAAATTCTTAGAGAATGATTTCTCGCGGTTTGATTCAACTCAAGGAGAAGGCGCCAGTCTAATAGAGCATCTCTATTACGAAGAGACTGGTCACCTCAATGATAATATCAAGAAAGCTTTGAAAGCCCAGACCCAAACAAGTGGTGATGGCAAGTACCATAAGTACAAGGTTAACTGGACTCGCAAATCTGGAGACCAGAATACTTCTGTAGGGAACACCCTTATCAACATAACGGCTTTAGGTGGTGCTCTCAATGCCTTCAAAGGCATCAAGAGGCACGACCCCAAATTTAAGGATTTCAGATGGTGGATGATCGCACTGGGAGACGACAACACCATAGCTTATGAAGGATGTGCAGACGAGGATATACCAATCCTCGTGAAGTACGTAGAGGATTTTCTGACCAACTTGGGCCTCAAACCCAAACTGTCAGCCTGCAATGTTCCTTCTTATTTGTCCGCCTTCTTTGTACCCTGCGAGGTCAGAGATGGAAAAGCAGAGCCGCTTGAGACGCATGTTTTGATGCCCA